ACTACACTCGCTAGCATTTAGAACACTAGGTGTAAAACGTGAGCAGGTTATGCAGACACGTGACTACAAAGACTTTGGGTCTAAAGTTGGTATTAGCATAAGAATACAACATGCAAACAATTCTGATTCTGACGGCACATTTACATCTGACAATGAATACCTGTCATTGATAAACAAAGCTAGAGTTACAGAGCGTGATGTGATGGATTTGTATGATGATAACAATCACTATCTTGATATTGAACGCGATACATTGTATTTATTAGACCGAGAACTAAAGCGGTATAAGCAAGAGAAAGGAATGATAGATTATGCTGACATGTTACAAAGATTTGTTGAACAAGATGTATCACCATCTTTTGACGTATTATTTATTGACGAGGCACAGGACCTCTCACCTTTGCAGTGGCGAATGGTCAGGTCTCTTTGGTCGAAAGCTGACAAGACCTACATTGCAGGGGACGATGATCAAGCTATATTTAAATGGGCTGGTGCTGACGTTGATTCTTTTATCGCTCTTAAAGAAGAAGTAGATCAGATCGACACACTAAAACAATCCTACCGTATTCCTGGTGGACCTATACACGAGCTATCACAAAGCATAATAGAACGCGTCAACAATCGTTTTGATAAAACATACAGGCCACGTGAAGCTGTTGGTAAATTGAACAGGTATTCAGACATTACACAAGTGGACATGAGCGAAGGCGAATGGTTAGTGTTGGCATCTGCAAATTATTTTTTAGATGATGTAAAAGATTTATGTGAGCTGCAGGGGTGGTATTTTTCTCACAAAGGACGAAACTCTATACCTGTAGATTTATTAATGGCCATACAACATTGGCAAGAATGGTCAAAGGGTGGTATGTTAAATGTTATACAAATAAAAAATATTTATTCTTATCTTGGTGACAACGTAACACGCGGTTACCGCACCGGTAAAACGATGAACAATGATTTGACATATACACAAGAAGACTGCATCGCGGAACACGGATTGCAAACTAATAAAGTTTGGTACGAAGCATTTACAAAGATAGATACAAACACAGAGAATTACATACGAAACATGTTAGCGAACAAAGAAAAGATTTCGCAAACACCACGAATTACAATGTCAACTATACACGGAGCGAAAGGAGGTGAAGCGGATAATGTATTATTACTTCCTGATATTACTAAGTCTAGTGTTGATCAAAACGATCGGGAACCAGACGAGCTACACAGGTTATTTTATGTAGCAGTGACAAGAGCAAAAGAAAATTTGCATATACTAGAACCAAGAAATTATGAAAGGGCATACGTGCTATGAAGTCATTAAAAAAACAAATCGGTGGTAGTCACTACAACCGATACGAGATACAACCCGCGGAATTCATCAATAAAAACAAATTGTTATTTGCTGAAGGAAATGCTATAAAGTATATCATGCGCCACCCACACAAGGGAAGCGGCAAGCAAGATTTAGAGAAGGCGATACACTACATAGAAATGATAATAGAGAGAGATTATGCCTAAACCTTTACAGGTACCAATGTTCAAACCCGAAACAGAATGGGTTCCACCGACAAATTTACCAGATTTATCTGACCGCAAAGAAATTGCAATCGACTTAGAAACAAGAGATCCAAATTTATTAACAATGGGATCTGGTTCTGTACGTGGTGACGGTGAAGTGATTGGTATTGCAGTTGCAGTAGAAGGATGGTCAGGTTATTTTCCAATCAATCACGAAGGTGGTGGGAACATGGACCGTGGATTGGTATTGGATTGGTTCGAAGAAGTTTTACACACCGACGCTACAAAAATATTTCACAATGCAATGTACGATGTATCCTGGATACGTTCTATGGGTTATCAAATCCGTGGTGGTATCATTGACACATTAATTGCAGCATCATTAATAGATGAAAACAGATGGGGCTATGCATTGAATGCGTTGGGTAAAGAATATGTAGGCATAGGCAAGAACGAAAAGATATTACAAGAAGCAGCAAAAGAATGGGGTATCAATCCCAAGTCAGAAATGTGGAGACTGCCAGCGCCACTGGTTGGTGAGTATGCAGAACAAGACGCAGTTGTAACGTTAAAGTTATGGCATGCACTACAGCACGAAATATCTAAACAAGATTTATGGGATGTATTTAATTTAGAAACGAATCTATTTCCATGTCTAGTTGATATGAAGTTTAAAGGTGTACGCGTTGACGTTGCAAAAGCAGAAGCAACAAAAGCACAACTGGTCGATGCAGAAAAAGAAATGCACCGCGACATACAAAAGCTAGCAGGTTTTGATGTAGAGATATGGGCTGCTGCATCTATTGCAAAAGCATTTGACATAGTCAAGCTACCGTATGACAGGACAGAAAAAGGTGCACCATCATTTACAAAAAATTTCTTGGCGACTCATCCACACGAGTTGCCAAAACTAATTAATCAAGCTCGAGAGATTAACAAAGCCAACACTACGTTTATTGATACGATATTAAAACATAACTACAAAGGACGTATACACTCAGATATCAATCAAATTCGTAGTGATGACGGCGGTACAGTGACAGGACGATTTAGTTATTCTAACCCGAACCTGCAACAAATACCTGCACGACACAAGGAACTTGGACCGTTGATTCGGTCACTATTTATACCAGAAGAGGGCCATAAATGGGGTTGTTTTGACTACAGTCAGCAAGAACCACGTATCGTTGTGCACTTTGCATCTTTATTAAAGCTAGAAGGAACACAAACTATTGTTGACGGCTACAATTCAGGCGACGCTGACTTCCATCAGATGATCGCGGACATGGCCGGCATCGAACGTAAGCAAGCAAAAACTATTAACTTAGGATTAATGTATGGCATGGGCAAGAACAAGCTGATGGCTGAGTTAGGACTTCTCAAAGAAGCTGCTGAGAAACTAATTAAGACCTACAATCAGAAAGCACCGTTTGTACGTATGTTGTCAGATGCAGTCGCAAGACGCGCAGATGACAGCGGTAAGATACGCACGATTGGTGGTCGTCTATGCCATTTTGATCTATGGGAACCACACGGATTCGGTATCAAGAAACCATTGCCCCACGCTGATGCATTAAGGGAGCACGGACCGGGGATTAAGAGAGCATTTACATACAAAGCATTAAACAAACTAATACAAGGATCAGCGGCTGACATGACAAAACAATCTATGCTGGCCCTTTACAACGAAGGCATTATTCCCCACATACAAATACATGACGAACTAGATATATCGGTAGAGTCTATGGAACAGGCAGAAAAAATTATTGAGATAATGGAAGCGGCTGTTACACTAGAAGTACCAAACAAAGTAGATTATGAAGAAGGGAGTTGTTGGGGTGACATACACTGAGGATTCACCAGCAGAGATAACGCTAGGCATTTGTGATAATTGCGATAACTACGTGCCGTTTATCCGTATACCAAAAGGCAATCGACGTGTGTACGAATGTTTAACATGCCATCACAAATTTGAACAAAAAGTTAATGGTAAAGTTGTGTTTAAAAAACTCGACGAAACATACCGCATGGTTGATGCTTAGCAAACAACAAAAAGGTATTCGTGCTGAGCTGTTAGCGGCCATAGACTTCTTAGGAAAGCCAAATACACATGTATATTATGATTTAGGTGGTAAGGGTCCAGCGGACCTGGTTGTCGTGAATAGTGCGACGGGGACCGTGGATTTGTATGATGTTAAGATGAAAAGCTATCGTATGATGAAAGGTAAGATGAGACTGATAAACAGAGTCAAAAACAAATCAGCAAAGAATTTAGATGTTAAAGTCTTATACGTGTAAGTGTGGCAAAAATGCCACAATAATAGAAGAACATACAGTGCAAGATAAATATTGGTGCGCTAGTTGTTATTTGAAAATTCAAAGAATGTCGGATGCCAAAAAACACCCGACATATGAAGGTGAGAAGATAGTTACTAAAATAAATTAAAATAAACTCTTGTCAAATATTATATTTACACTATATAATCCCATAGATTAATACAATAAGGAGAAAGAAACATGCCAGATACAAGCAGTTTTAAATCAGTGTCAGTCTCTGTGACTACACACAACCAACTGAAAACATTAGCAGAAAACCGTTTTGAGGTTCCTGTTAGTATACAGAAAGTCATAGACTTTATGTTAGAGAAAGAATTAAAAAAGAAAAATGGTAAAACTCGTTGAGACAATATGCCCGCGCTGTAATGGCAACGGCTATATTGTTGTCCAAAATGATGACATAGATTGTCCTATGTGCGAAGAAGAATTTATGCATATGGGTGGTAAAGTGACGACTCACAATGGTTATGTAATGTTGCCGATAGAACAGACGCGCAAGAACGTTGAGGGTGGTCGTGAATCAATAGCAAGATGGTCAGGCGAGACTTTGCCGGAGAAAGGTAAAGATGGATCCTGAACAAGAATATGGGTGGTAATGCAGACAACTAGAATACTAGGGTCGTTGTTAAGTTTTGATGTAATTGAAAACCATGTTGAAATTAACAAAAAAATTGTGCCAGTGATTAAAGATAAAATAGTTGCAACTAATATTGCAGAGCAAACAGATTTTAGTTTTACATCTGACAAAACAGACATATCAAAAATAAATGATAACTTGCACACACACGAAGACTTCAGTGATTTGTTTTTTGAAATAGAAAAATCGTTAAATATATTTTTTGGTAAACTTAAACATGACCGAGTTAATTATTTTATTACAAAATCATGGGCGACGTACACAGAAAAAAATAAGTTTATACAAACACATGAGCACGTTGCTAGTCATTTTAGTTTTGTGTATTACGCACAAATAAACGAGGATCACTCGCCATTGACATTTTATGAAAACAAAAATAGGTTTTACATGCCAGAATGTACTGAGTGGAATGACGAAAACTTTCAAAGTATGTCGTTTGCATGCACACCAGGTACGTTAGTTGTGTTTCCTAGTCACGTGTATCACGGGACACAAAAAATAAACATGACAGACATACCTAGAATATCAATTAGTGGTGATATTATAATCACTGCACAACCAGGAGTGGTAACAGAACATATGATACCGCATCCTACAACATGGAGGAGTATATAATGGTCGGAATGTTAATGCAAAAACGCATTGCCAATTTAGAATGGGTAATTAAGCGTTGTAGCCCGGAGTTTAAAGAAGTCTGGGAGCGCAAACTAGAACAACTTATCAACAGAAGGGTGGAGATGGCTCATGAAAGAATGGTTGAAAACGCTCGAAGAGTACACTAGTTTTTCTATACTTGGGTTCACTATTTTTATTTGTCTAATAGTTATAGTTGTAAATTGTAAATATATCATTAAACTAGAAAGCACTATTGACACAATGTGGCACGAGATAGAACAGGTGAAGGAGACGAATATCGACTTGTATCAATTTATCGAGGAACACAAAAATGACTTTGATTAAGGAAAACAATAAGGTGAGAAAAGAAATCCCTAACAGGATGATGAGTGCAACTTTCGCTCTACCAATCGATGGTAGACGGGTTGTTGGCATTGTTAACTACACAGCGACAGACTCTGGGTTAATGCCTCTTGCCTTTTGGATAAAACTAAAACCAACAGATTCATATTTAGATAGAGAACTACGTGCAAGCGGCAAACTTATATCAAGATGCCTGCAACACGGTGAAAGTTTAAAAGAATTAGTCGACACACTATCACAGGACAATGTGATTGGTCAGATGGCGAACTATCTGCACAAGAATATGGAAGATATAATTATGGGCAGG